AAAAGATTGTAGAGATTGCATTAAGTATGGAAGGTACGGACTATGACTACGCACAGATATTTGAAATGTTGTTCCGTATAGTATTCCGAATCAAACGAACATTATTCAACAATCAAAGTAAACTTACTTGCTCTGAAGTCGTGGACAGGTCGTTTTATCTAGCAGGAGTCAAAAGAAAAGACGTAGATAATCTCTACGATCTCACTCCTGAAGAACTATTACATAAATATCCACTAACTAGAGTGCTTTAAGACGGGAAATTATCCCGTCTTTTCTTATATTATAAGAGAGGTGATTCAACATGTCTATGTCGGATGGAAGAAACGTCCTAAAGAAGATTGCATTCCAGGTAGGTAATAAATTTTTCCGCTTTGCCTTAAACCCTGAGAACATGACATATGTACGTCCACACCGTACAACTGTACTAAAAACAAAGAGTCGTATCATCGTTGAGGACTTCCAAAGTGATATCCCAACTTATACGATTAGCGGTACAACAGGTTTCAACCCTACAGGTAGAGCTTCAGACCGAGGGATTACTAAAATAAAAGAAATGAAAGCTTTCTTAGAAGACTATGCAGAGACAGGCGGTAATGGTAGAACTGCTGCTGAAGACTTTTACTTCCACAACTTCACAAATGATGAGAGCTTTGTAGTCCATTTATCTCCCGAAGGTGTTACCTACACACAAGATGTTAACGCTCCTTTAATGTATCGATACGAAATTAAATTCGTGGTACTTCGTAAATCTACTGATCCTGCGGATGATGACGTGGTGCAACCTGAAATCGGTAATAGATATCCTACGGTTAATCCAGGCGGAGGAAGCAGCGGTGGAGGTATGCCAAACGTAACTCCTCCTGGCGGAAGTATTTGGATTCCAAGCCCAATTCTACCACCACTAGGCGGGTCTATCGGAATGCCTACACCAATTTTACCTGGCGGAGGTTCCAATTCAGGTTCAGGTGGAAAAGGGAACGGGGGCTACGATCCAAGCTCAGGTAACGATGGGATATATAATAAAGATGACAACGGTATTTACATCCCAGGAACAGGAAAGAACCCTGTTAACCCACAGAGCCCTTCACCGTTATCATACCAATATGGGATGTCAGGATTAGGGTTTAACATCGGGTACTACGGAAGGTGGTATTAAGAATGGCAATTAAGAAACCGTTAGACCTCGTTAAATTCGTTTCTAGTGTGCCTGTGCTAAGTGATGGTACGATTCCATTCAACGTACTAGACGACTCAAAGGAGTTCGTTTCTACGTTGTACAAGCCCGTGTATAGTCTATCATCCGTTGCACGGTTAGTACTAGAGGATATTAAAACGGATAAGATCGAACTAATCAATGTGGAGCTAGACCCAAACACAATCGTAGCCAAGGTTATGAAAAGTGACCTAGCTTCCTACAACCCGAGAATCTATGCACTAATGACATCGGTAGTTTTAGAATCATTCGCTTTGCTATACAGCATCGAAGCTGCTAGTACGAACTTACAGTACATAGCTGCAAAGGATTTCCTACGAATCAAGGAAAACATTAACTACCTTGCAGACTACTTCGGTACAGAAAAGAAATACCGCAGCATGATCGAAACTCTCCGAAACATGCATATCTCATTTGGGTACTTAGAAAATCAAGTTGACGTTATCATGAGCAACAACTGGACGGTGAGATAATGGTTAAATTCAGAAAGAAAATTGTATCTTATGGGGACACAATGCAGGCGATCGCTCAACAAGAGTTTGGGGATATGTCACGATGGGTAGAGTTAGCTAGATTCAATAACCTGCGCTACCCTTATATTGTAGACACGGTAGAAGAGAAAATGGTAAACCCTGACCATCTACTAACAATCGGGGACACGTTAATGATTCGAGTATCAGAGGACACAGAAGCGGAACTAATCTCTACGTTAAAAAGAACAAATGAGTTTGACCAGGAAGAAATCTACGCACTATCACTAGGTAAAGACCTAGACATTCTACCGTTACCAAAGCAGTTCGGTAGTCCTGGGTGGGACGCTGAAATACTAGAACTGAAAGATGATGGTAAGGGTGATGTTAGAACGATTAGAGGTATTGAGAACTTAAAGCAATCTTTATACATTCGACTAATCACTCCACTGGGAAGTTACCTGGGGCACCCTCGATATGGTTCTAGAGTCCATGAGTATATCGGTAAGAAGAACACGGAAGAGAATGCTTCACTATTAGCTGTAGAGATTGAGAGAGCGATGAGAACAGATGGTAGGGTTCGAAACATTGAAAAGCTCGGGCACTCGATTAGCGGTAACACGTTTACAGCAGCATTCAAAATCTTCTCGATTGCACTAGACGAAGCCTTTATCTTAGCAGTGCGTGCAGGGGAATCAGGTCGATTGCTACTGGATGACAACTTTAACGAAAACAACATGAGATAGGAGGTTTACAAATTGAGATATAAACAAATGACAGAAATCTACTCAAGACTAGTAGACCATACGATTACGAACACAAGAAAGATCAACGACTTCTCAATCGGTAGTGCCATGAGAGCGATATACGAAGCGATTGCTACAGAGCTAGAACAGTTCTATGTGTTAACAGAAGAGAACATTCAGGAAGCTATTGCAGCAGGGGTATATGCTTCATTCGGATTTAATAGAAAGCCACCACGTAAAGCCTACGGTAAGGTGCAGGTTGTTTTCCACAATGCGTTGCAGCAAACGGTATCTCTACCGAGAGGTACACGCTTCACATCTAGTTTATCTGATTACTCGAATACATACGAAACATTAGTGGACTAC